ATTATTTGCTCGTATTATTTGCTCGTATTATTTGCTCGTATTATTTGCTCGTATTATTTGCTCGTATTATTTGCTCGTATTATTTGCTCGTATTATTTGCTCGTATTATTTGTTAGTATGAAAAGTCTCCGTTGTCACCTTGTACTTGCCCGTATCCTTATCAGGGGTTAAATTGAAATTCACGTTGATAAAGTCGGCTGAAAACACCGCCTTCAACATCGTAATTACCCTGTTACATACTTTCTTCTGCTCTGGGGTCATTCCTTAACCTCGTCCTTCTCGTTCGGCTCGTTCGGCTCGGCAAACACCACATTGATAGGCTCGTTGTAATCGTCTGGCTTGCGCAGGCAAAAACCTTCCGACATCATATCAAAGCCGTAATAGATTAACCTTAACGTGTCCTCCGCTGTACGGTCGGAAGTCAGGGTCCTGGTCTCTTCGTCGTAAGACACTTCAAGCACATCGCCTTCTATGTCACAGAATAAATCAACCCTGTGCTCAATAGGCATCGCTGTATAAAGTGTCACTGAGGATTCTGGGGCTTTATTTTCAATTATGAAACGGTTCGGTTCGTTCGGCCCTACAGATATGTAATCAACAAACATACCACCATCAAAAAACTCGTTCGGCTCGGCATTTTCTTCCGTAACGTAAAGACCGTATGTCATTAACCATAGTGACATTACTGCTGTTATGCCAATCGCTATTACAATTCCATATTTCATTAACTTGCTGTATTTCATGTCGTTTTTCATTCCTTAACCTTTTTCATTGCCCCAAATACTCTTACTTAACTTACCTAAAATCCCTGGCAAGGGCGTAATCGGCTTTTTCGGAGGCCATATCTTCAAAGGAGCGACACCGCCCCTTTTGGCCCCGAACGCCCATCGAAGTTCGTTGATATTGCAACCACGTCTCTTCGCATAGTCTTTAAGGGCATATTTCAAAAGACCTTTCTGCTCGGCAGTCAAAAGACTATAAGCACCCAAACCCTGTATGTCGGGCGATATTTCGGGTACGATAGGCTCATTCAACTTGACCCTTGCCATCATGCCTGTACGTAAAAATATATTTAGTCCGATTAACGGTATCATAATACCTTATCAAGTCTAACAACAATAGCTTCCCATTCTTCTTCGAGATCGGTAGTTTCTATAAAACGGCTGCCACCCAACCATCTAAGACGATTAGTTAAAAGGTGTAACGCCTCGTGTTTGGCATGGGCCTCTGGCCCCAAATCTGCCTGAACAGCATCCTTATTTAATTCAATGCCAAGGCTAACGCGCGCAGTTTTTTCTTGTTCATAGATTACAATTGATGCAAAACAGGCATCCGTTTTCTCATGGAAAAAATCTATCCTGTATTGCGTCAGCCCCAATTCCTTCTGCCATCGAAGAAACTCGGCTTTGAACTTCTCATAATAAGCCTTAGATGTTCTCATTTACCCTTGGCCTTTCTTCTTTCTTGTATATTAAGCTCTTTTTTTGGCCTTCTTCCGGGCCTTCTCTTTTTGCGCCTTAATCTTCTCTAAAGTCAATAGCCTGTCGGTAACATCCATTATCCTATTAAACATTTCGTCCCGCGAACCTCTGGATGTCTCACCCTGTAATTTGCGTATCTCCGTCGCGGTCTGAGCGCGCTTTAACGCTATGTTCGCACGGTTCTCCTGAATATCGGATATGTCCTCTCTTGAACGGGCTATATCAGCCTTTGTCTGGGCCTCTACTAAAGCATTGGCCCTTTCCTGATTCTGCATCTGTTGCTGCATCTGCTGTTTCTGCTGTTTTTCGGCATTCTGAATAGCCGCCAGAATCTCTTTCTTCGGCAAAGTCGGATTCATCTTCAACAACATACTAACAGGAATGATTTGCGCCGCATCGGGGAACTCGGCACGAATATTCTTGAGTTCGAGATAACTCAACTCCCGTTGGGTATCGGTCAACATGCCCTCTGTGGGCGTGCAGTCGTACATGTTGAAGTCCTCTACGTAAAAACCTTTGGTCGGCCATTGATTGAGTAATCTTTTCACCTTGAACGGATCGTATAAACGCTGAACTATTCTCACTAATTTAACACCCAATTCACGCTTCGAAGCACGAAAACCGGAGAATATGCCCTGCTTACCGGTCAACGCGGCACCCGTCCTGAACTTATGTAAGATACCAGGCATGTCCTTAGTGTCGTCTGTGCCGAATATTTCCTCATTTAATCCGCCGGCTACGGTAATGCTCTTATCGACCTGCTCCATCAACTGAAATAAACCAGGCTTAATATCAACCGATTGAATGTTCTGAATCACTTCATTTAGCGGCAGATTGGAGGGTAAGTTGTCCTTGGTATGGAGATGTACGCCCTGGCCCGAACGGTACGCATCCTCCGTATTTTCCAAATATTGCGTGCGCATAATCTTACCGGTCTGTATCTGGGAATCAATTATGTCAAAAGCCTTATTGATCTTGTGATTGTAAGCCCTCTGAGGATCTCTCAGGCATCGAACGAAAGATTGTAATTTGAGATCGTCCCTGCCGCACTCCGGCACCCATTCTCCGTGCATCCATACGAAATTGTAATCGTCAATACCAAGAGGGTTCTCGCCGTCGTATACCGGTTCGCCGTCTACGAATACCGTTAAAAGCATTTTGTCAACCGGCTTGGAATACTTGGAGAGTATGGGCATACCGTTCATGTTTTGATCGTTTACCCAGTCCGCAGCGCTTTTGGCGTCGCCGAACTCCTTCTTAATTACCTTAAATGGGATCTCCCGCCCGGATGGACGATGCAAAACCGTCTCGATGTAATTCGTCTCCTTACGCCACAATTCTTCATACAGCCTGACATCGGATTCGGCCTGAAATAAAGGCATCCCCATTAAAGGCCATCGGACCGAATTGCGAACAGGATTGATATTATCTATCTTATCGGATTTCTCCGGCAATAACAGCTTTATCCTATCACTCCTGACCCATTGGCCTGTGAGTATGTGACCGCAATCGCTTAAATCGGGCTGAGTCATCATCGGGTCGAGAAGAAATGAATTGAACGCCCGGCGAGATAACTTCAAATTGCCGTGCCTGTCCTTCCAAATCTCCAATAAATTACTGCCGGTGGCAAGCGGGCCCCACTTAAAGGCCGCGCTCATGCAATCATAACCGGTATAGCCCCGACCACCGGCCATTATTTGCATTATTATACCCGTAAGCTGCTGTGAAACGAGATCGTCCTCACCCTCGGTAGGTGTAATCTTCAAAATGTGACGGTTACGCTGCTCGTAACCTTCCAATAAGTCCAACTGCCTTTTGGTCTTGTCTATAACGAGTAAGTTTCGGCCCTGACGTTCGGCCTTGTCCCATTCAGACTCCGAATACTGGGCAAGTAAACTAAATTCCATATCGGCCTGGGCCTCAAACCAATAATTCTGCCAGCCCGCGTAATCGGCATTGTAATGCTCGGCAAAACCGTCCCGTAATTCAGCAGTATCTGTCATTTTATTATCCTTACGCCTTGCATAATACGCATTGGCTCGGTCTTGAATAATTGAATATCGTCCCAACAATAAGATAAAGAACCGTCCTCATCCTCCTCTATATGACCGTGTTCGGCCATTGCCGACTCGTCCGGGTCTTTCATCCCTAAATTATGTAAAGCCCTTTCAAGCTCCTCGGCTATGGCTAAAGCTATCTCCTGGTCAGTGCCCGTAATGTATTGTGTGTCAGCCCGTAAGTCCATATTTCTTCTGTAATCCGGCTATCTGCTCTTTAGTAATAGACCGACTGTTCTGGTCTATAAACGGTATGCCCTGGTCGCTGATAATAAAGGTCTTGGCACAATGCTCGGACCAGTCCTTTTCCGGCATGTCGATAAAATAAGGCCGGTTGTCCGTACTCATCCGGTCGTTCTTCTTCTCGTGGAACCATTCAAGAGCGTCAAGACCCATTTCGCAATTCTTGGCGTCGAACCAACACAAAGGTAAAATCTTCTCAACGTGCTTTATGCTGTTATTAACGTCTTTGTCCATCGGCATTTTGACGAAATTGACTCCGTGCTCGGCGGCCACTTCCATGACCGTCTTGCCTTCGGTCGCTCGATGCGCGGGATTCGTAACATCCCACGGCCCGAAATGCCTGCCGTAATAATAACCCAACTCCTTCTTCCACTTGTCTAACTGCTCGCAATAATGCTTGATACCCTCCCCGTAATTCTCGTAATACCGTATATAATAACGACTCTGGCCTATCACCTGGAACATCCACACGCACGTCGTATAACCCACGTCCCACGCCGTGTGGACCGCGTAGGCCGGGTCAAACGGTACAAACCCTATCTGGGGCGGCTTGGTCCTGCGCAAGGCCCCTATAGACGGTGCCCAGTACGAACCCTGACGCTCGAAATCATCGTGAGAATTCAATACGTAACGCTTGTACTTACCTATATTGTCACGCTCCATAGCACGAAGATCGGATATGAAATCCGCCGGAAGATTATCCGAGTTGTCGAAAGAAGTGGCCTCGTGCAACTCGTAATCCGATTGCCTGTCCTTGACCCACCGCCGCCACGTCCAACAATGACCCGCAGCATTAGCACCTACCATCAACTGTCTTAAAGGATTAGACTTGAGGTCCCGTATGAGCTCATCGTAAGCCGGTTCGGTGCATTTGTAGTCCTTTACGACGTCAAGCTCCCGACGTAAACGACCGCGAATTAAATCGAACTGCTCAGATGTGGCGAATTCCTCGCCCTGCTCCATGTAACACCAACCTAAATTGATGTTCTGTAAACCACTTAACTCCTCGCCGTGACGAAACATGATTACCGAATTCGTACCAGGTATCGTTATCTCCTTGGAACTCATCGGTACACTTAACCCCGTATATCGCTCGAAATCCTTCAAAGTCGAATCACGCAAATCCGTGAACTTCGACCGAACTATCAGGCCAAGATTGTTGTCGTATATGGTACTCAATAAAATGCCCTTCAAAATAGCTACCATCGTCTTGCCTGTGCCCCATCCGGCTAAAAATCCCGGAAATCGGGCGCGAGAACAAAAAAATTGGTGCTGAAAAGGTTTTAAATTGATTACCTTAACCATATTTAACTACCTCAACCTGTTCTCG